TTACTTGTCCAAATACTTCTGATACTCTGCTGTCACATAATCCTCATAGGCGTTTGCGATCTTGGCGATCCGCTTATGGACTGCGCTGGCGGTCTTGTAGCCAACCTTGTCCGCAATCTCCTGTTCGGTCAAGCCGTCCATGCGCAGCTTCAATATTTCCCGATCTTTCTCGGTAATGCTCTGCTCAGCAAAGGCGGCAATCTGCATTTCGGAGATAACCTTCTGCTCAAACTCGCCGCGAGGATCAGCGACCTCAAAAATATCGCCGTCCTCGTTTTCCATCATTTCATCCAGAGAAATCGGCTTGCCGGAGCGGTTATGATGCCACTTCCGCATGAAATCGGTCTTGACGGTGCTGCTTGTGGTTTCGTAGTCCTCTACGGTGCGGTTTTCCCAGATAGCGTCAATCACGGGCTGCCATTCCTGCTCCGCAACTACCATGTCGGTGACATTGCCAATCAGATTGCTAAATTGCTGATAGGTCAGCCACGGTACTTCCATACCCTGCGGGATGTTGTAAAGGTTTTGGAAGCCAAGCCCGTTCTGCTCAAACTTCATGCGAATGTAGGGAATAATGCTGTACGACAATCGCCACAAGGGGAAATACCCTGCATACTGCGTCCATGCACCGGGAATGTCACGATAATTGCCCTTGCGGTCTTTCACTTGGAAAAACTGCCATGCGCTCCATGCGTAGCAGTCCCACACAAGCAGCTTGAACATATCATCACATACGATGTGGTCGTACTTGTCCGTCCTCAAAACTTCATAGGGGCAACGGGGCAGTTCATAGGCAGGCTTCCACTTTTCCGCAAGTTCCCTCGGTAGGCTATAAAACAGGGTCAGCCATGACTTGTCGCTGTCCTGCGGTATCTCGATGATCTCACCGGGCAGCACCACAAGAAAATCGTTCGGGCCTGTCTGCTTGTCCATCAACGTCACCTCCAATCGCTTCTGCATTCAGCCCTCTACTATATATGGCATGAGAAGGGCCGAATTGTTCCAATACCTTCAAACTTTTTTGAGATTTTTTGAAAAAATCTCGGAATGGATGGGATAGGATTGATTTAAGAACATTATAGCTGAAAGCTGTGAATAAATCTATTGCTTTTCGTGACAGCAAAAAAATAACGGGTATCTGGCTTTCACCGAATACCCGTTATCTCGTTTACCAACCCCGTCTGACAGATGCCATAATCGTAATTTCTTGAATTACTTTCTTATGAGCACCCGTGTAAAAGGCGAGGGATATTTTTTGGTGCTCCAGCGGGGATTTCCCCTGACGGGGATAAACTTCGACTCCCCGGGAGCGACCAGAAAAAATCTCCCCGCCAAAAGGCGAGGAGATTTTTTGGTGCTCCAGCGGGGATTCGAACCCCAATAGAATCACGTGTTTTCAGTACTTATCACTTTCTGACAACATTTTTGACAACTTTCTGCTGCGTTTTACGTACCGGTTGACCTTGTTGTGTACCTGCTGTTTACGCTTGTCCTCAAGGTCGGTGTAGATATCCTGCGTCATTGCGATGGTAGAGTGCCCGAGCAGATACTGCGCATCCTTGACATCGATATTCGCGCTGTGCAGCATGGATGCATATGCGTGCCGGAGCTGATGCGCAGTCGATTGGATGCCATGGCTCTGCTGGTATTTTTTCAGGCCGGATTCCAGCTCCGTCTTTGTCGGCAAGCCGTCAGGGAAGAAGATGAATGTCTCAGGGTCGTCATAGTGCGGCAGGATCTCGATGACGTTATCCGGCAGGTCTAGGTAGCGCACGCCGGCTTCGGTCTTAGGGGATTTGAGAACCGGCTTTCGCGTGTCGGAATATGCAACGGCACGCGCGACGCACGCAGTTCGCGTAGCGATGTCAATATCTTTTTGCTTCAGCGCAGCGGCTTCTCCGCGACGTGCGCCCGTGTACGCCATGAAATACGACATTCGTGCGAACAGGCTCTCTGTCTTGGATTCTTCGATTTTCTGCAGGTCGTCCGGCGGCGTCGGCTTTCTGGGTACGCGCGGGTTTCCTTTTGGGGTCGGAATCCCGATGCAGGGGTTTGCATCAATATCGCCGCAAAGGAAGGCGTAGTTGAGGATCTGCCGCATCACGGACTTTGTGTTGTTGATGACCTTCTGCGAGTAGCCACGCGCGGCGAAGCGCTGCAGGAAGACGACGATCTGGTGACCGGTGATGTCCGTAACATACTGGTCGCCGAAAGCGTCCACAGCGCGGTTCTTTGCTGTTCTGTAACCGCATACGGTGTTTGGAGACAGGCGCGGTTCGCACTGCTCCCACCAGTCATCGGCGACGGCCTCGAATGTCCGGCCCTTGCCGGCAGCCTCGTTCGCGTGTTTCTCCAATTCGCGGATATAGTCGTCACGCTTTTGCTCGACTTCTTTGTCGGTCTTCCCGTAGAAATATTTTCGCTCGCCATTGATGGTGTCAGATAAGACGATGCGGCCATCTTTGCGCAGCGTGTATTTTGTCCTTTTTCTTGCCATTGGTGTCCTCCTATGGTATCATAAAAGGGTAGACGGCTCCCTTTATTGACGTATTGGTGGGTTTCTACTCTGACCGTCCTGGTGTTGCAGCACCGGGGCGGTTTTGTATAAGAATGAAATGTTCGGAAATTTGTAAAGATAACAGTGCGATGAAATGTTGAATTACAAAAACGCTTGATTTTGAAATTTAACTGTTTCCATAGAGCACTGCACCGGGGAAAGGAATAGATGCTTGCAAGGAGTAAAGAGAGCGAGCAGTCAAGTGCAAAAATGCACATATTTGTTAAAGTTAGACAACCAAAGATAGTAAATTATGTGCAATTAGATGTTTACATTTCCGTGAAAAAAGCATAGAATATAACCGTAGGATGTTTATCATCCTATGCAAGATAAGAAACACATGTTTCGTCATCTCGCGTCCACCACGCAACTGCCGCCTGTCGCCAGCGGCCAATAAGAGTGCGACTTGCTTACGATTGCCGCCCGCCTGCGTGCGGCATACAAGTGCAGGCTTGCAACACACGAAGCCCTCTGCAGAAAGCGGGGGGCTTCTGCATTATAGACAGAGGAGAAGCCTATGCAGTTGGTTGCGCATGGCCTTTATACGGTTAAAGACCGATACTTCACCGAATTTGGGAACGGATACTGGGTTGACAATAAGCAGGAAGGAAGGCCGTACTATTATCTGTTTCAAGATACCGACGGTGTGGATTGGGTGATTCCAATCAGTTCACAAGTTGATAATTATAAAAGGAAAATTGCGAAAGAAGAGAAAAAGCGCGGCGTCGGCAAATGTATCTATTATCATATTGGATTGGTTGCTTCGAAGGAGCGAGTGTTTCTGATTGGAGACATGTTCCCGATTGATGAACGATACATAAAAGCACCATACAGAATCAGCGCTTACCATTATGTCAGCAAGAATAAAGCCCTCAATACTACGCTTCGCAGGAAAGCCATGAAATATCTTCGGCTGGTAGAACAAGGCGTAACATACAGCCGCAACGATATCATGGGAATTAAGCAAAAACTGATATCCGATAGAGTAGCAGCAACAAAGTAAATGAGCCAGTTGTTTGCTCACACATTCGCCGCCTCGGTGTTACCGCACCGGGGCGGTTTTTATTATACAAGAGAATATTCTTGCTTGCCTTGCTCAGATTTGCTTGCATTTTGTGCATTGCTCCGCATGATTTGCGCCCAATTGTCCGGGAAACCGATATGCTTCAAGAGGACGTACTTATGCGCTGATATTGCGCGTGAAAGGTCAGAAATAAAGGCCTCTTTTTTCTCTTCGGGCAAGAGCATGTAAATCGCATATGCGTATCCCCAAAATGTACTCTCATTCCCTGCGAGTGCATCCGGGAGACGAATTTTGGGGGAAAGAAAGCGATTATAGAACCTGCCGCCATGCGCAGCAATATTTCGCGCGACGACTGCACATTGGATCCAGCTTTCGATGTATTCCCGGGAAGATATGCTATAGAACTCTCTGGACATTTTGTTGCGATCTTCGCGTACCATGTTCTTAAAAAACTTTGATACCTGCCCAAATGACATGAGCTCGGTAGCGGCCCACACGGGGAAGATACCTCCCTTGCATTTTTTGTGGTGCTGCACAAAGAGTTCGTCTTTCCTGGCGGTTTTGTCCTTTTGCAGTTCGTACATCATCCAGATATGCTTGTTGACATCTTCAAAATGCTCATAATTCATATACCCAATTGGCCCATATTTTTGAGCATGATAATAAGAGATGTATGCTTTCAGATTTGTCTCTATTATAGATGTTGCCGATAGAATAATTTCTCTGAGATCGACGTCAAACAGATAGACGTCTACAATGTTTTCGAAAGTCGTTCCGGGATAGAACACATCGTCTGGAGGGGTGCCCTGCTTTTTTACCATGGTTAACCAGTAACCGCGCAAGCGATAATAGTTTTCGGAACGCAGTACGCTTTCAGCATAAGCTTTGTCGCGAACAATTAGGCCTCGCGCCTCGAGCTTGTCGATTTGCTGCTGGTATGTACAAAAGGGTTTCACAGATTCAACATAGTCCATATTTGTCTCCTGAAAAACAAATAACCCGCCATGATACGCATAGGTGCTTTCGCATCCAGAGGCTTGGCGGGTTCCGTTGCTTTTATTTTAAACCGAAACACGCAAAAAAGCAACCACTAGATATAGAACGTTACCGGAAGAACAATCACAAAATGCGGATTGTTAATGAAGCGCTGCACCGGGGCAATTCTTATTTGATATCCGGTACCGTGGGAATTGCATCTTCACCTGGCAGGACAGCGCTGCAAAGCGTTTCGATCGCGTGTGCAAGCTCTTTGGCCTTGTCCGCGCTCATAATAAGAGAGGCAACAGGCTCCTTTGTGACTTTGTCGAGTTTACCTGTGCTGTCGAAACCAGGACACTGTTGCGCGAAGCAAAGCACAAATTCGTTGCCATTTCCGCTGAGAGCACAGCTAAAGCCGTTTGTGTACTGATACATAGCTACCTCCATTATTACATTTGCATCAATTCATCCGTGTCATCCAGAGTTTTAAACTCTGCGACGTCGGAAGATTCGGCGCGCCATTCGGTCGTTTTATAATCGTCAAAGTGGATGATTTGCCCCTGATTATAGTGCGGCGGAGCAGTAGTGACAAACGGGCATTGCATTGGGATTTGAAGCTTATCAGCGATTTGGGAAAGTGTATTGAGCGTGAAGTTTGTCTCGCCCTTCTCCCATTTCGACACGGTGCTTTGAGACACGCCCATATAGTCGGCGAATTCTTTTTGGTTCATGTGGAGATCAAAGCGCTTTTTGCAGATCTCTGCGGCGATTGCTCCCTGTAGTCCTGCGAGCATGATTGCGGCCGGGGACATGGATTTTGAAAGCGCATCGAGTAGTGCGTAGGTGTTAGGCGTTTTCATGGTTATCTCCCTTTCTGGCTTCTTCGAGGCGTGCTTTTGCTGGCTCAATATACTTGGTGTAGTCGGTATTCCGCTTTCCTCCTCGCTCATAGAAGGTCAGCAAAAGAATCGGCTGTTGGTTTTGCAGGAACGAATATAGCACTCGTATGTTGTACCCGTTGCCTGTAAGATGCATACTGAACAGGCCGTTGCCGATGGATTCAAACTCTTTAGACTGTACTGCTTGCGCACCGAACATGGACAGCATTTTTAACTGCCGGATGAGTGTAGCAAAAAGCTTTTCTTCAATACCGGTTTCGGCAATCAGCTCGACCAACTCTTGATAAAATTCACGAGTATACAGAAGTTCACCGAGTATGCTGCATAGCCAGGATAGCACTTCTTCTCTTTTCATTCTATGTACCTCAGCGCAATAATATTACTTTTAGAGAATAATATCAATAGAAATGATAAAAAAATTCGCGGATAGAATAAAATGTTTACATTTTTGGCGTAGATTTGACTTACGGCACTTTCATTCTCTTTTGGAAAGGAAATGCTGCCTGTACAGCTCTTTCAGCTCATCGGCGGTGTAGTTCGTGCCGAACCGGCGATTGATGAGGCCGCGCGTGATGCCCCAATTCCAGCCGTATTTGTGGACCAGGCGGTACATGACGCTATAGATTTCTGCCTGCATGCGTGCCACGCCTCCTCACACGGCGCTTTCTTCGCTGATCGCGCTGTCGATCATCTGCTGTAGCTTATCGCGATCCCACAGCAAGATGCCGTTCTTTTCGGCCAGTTGCTTTGCACCGGCGGTAAAATAATTATTTGTCATCACAACACCAACATGGCAGTTGTACATGCTTTTACCGGCGCACACTTCCTGCACTGGCGTGTTCCCCAGCGCGGAAGAATAGCATTTACACTGGACGGCATAGCGCACGCCTTCTTTTTCGGCGATCACGTCAACGCCCTGGTCGCCGGAACCCGGTGTCACGGACACATTGACAAAACCGTTCTTTTGCAAAACGGTGGCGCAATATTTTTCAAAGCGGTGTCCGTCCATGTGATCGACTTTCCCCATCGGGTTAGGAGAAGCAAATTTGGGCGCATATTCCTTGCAAAGCTGCCCATAGCGGATATGCACTGCCAGAGACAGGGAAGGATCACTATACTTTTTCTTTAGCGCATCAAATGTTCTGCGGCAGTCATCGCGATTATAAAGGCGGGAGAATGCAGTTTTGTAACTCTTCTGAAAATCATGTTCCATTTTGCGAATCATATCCAAATCGGATTGTTCGTTGCTGATTTGCGCATGGGGTTCTTTGCTTAGTTGTTTGGCGGTGTGGATGCTCGCCTCAGGGGCTTTTTCCGCTGCTGGGGTACGTTTCGGTGTGTTTTCAGGTACGTTGCTTGATGCTTTTGCGGTGTAGGCAAATGGTATTTTTGACAGAACGAGTGACGCAAAACGGTCTGGAATAACTGGCGGTTGCTTGACAGTGTCAGTACCTGCTGCTGTGGTATTTTGCGCCGTTGGGGAGGGACTAGGTTCAGCGTTAATGGATTCTGTGGTGTACGTGAGGGGCGAGGTAAAAATTCTGATTCCATCGCGGGAGATCGCGGAAACAGAACCGCCGATGGCGCAAGCTATGCTGATTAAGATAGCGCCGGCGGAAATCATAAGATAAGTGGTGCCGATGCTATCTGCATTAGCGTAATAATCGTCTCCAATATAGGAGGCGGCAATGACAATGGCGGACACAAAGGCGTATATTGCGATGATTGCAAACGCCAAGGCTATATCGAAAGCAGATATGCTTTTATTTTTGAGCTTGCGCTTGGTATACACATTTTTCAGGATCGGGACGATGAGTAAACAATCGACGATGCTGAAGAATATAAAAAGCGCTGGTTTTATGGAATTTATAAACGAGCACAATACAGAGATAAATATCAGAACAATATACCACCAACGTTTGTAAATCGGGCTTTTTGTGTACGAACGCTCCGTCTCCATACTGCATCCTCCGAATCCTTCAACTGTTTATACATATCATCCTTCTGCCATAGGCACACGGCTGATAATTGAAAAATAGCATATTTCGGGCAGTATTGCAATAAGTTAGCAAAAAACGTTCGGAATACCGAACGTTTTCAACACGCAGCCGAAAAATGTGGTAGGATTATGGCGAGGATGAAAAACAATGTACGGGAGTATAGAGAATACAAAGGCGTCAGCCTGCGCTGGCTGGCCGGAAAAGTGGGGTGTGGGACAAGCACACTATGCGACATAGAGAGGGGCAAGAGCATACCAAGTGTCCGCCTCGCCATTCGGATAGCGCGGGTGCTGGGGACGACCGCGGAAAATTTATGGGAGGGAGAGCTATGACGGAAACAGAATGGAGGACGTACTTACGGCGCGAGATCGAGCGGCTGCTGGATGAAGCAAGCGAACAAAAGCTGCGGCTGACGCTGGCACTGCTGCGCGCAGCGTAAAGAAAAACAGAAAAGCAAAGAAAGAGGAGCAGGAAATCAATCCTGCTCCTCTTTCGCGTTTTCGGCGGTGATCTGCCGGGCAAAGTCCTCGATGTCGGCCCAACGCTCTTCCGGAAGACGGGCCAGCGCCAGAAGGAAACGGCGCTTAAAGTCGTCGCCTGCGCCAATGGTCGCTCGGCCGACGAAGTCCATGATCTCTTCGTC